ATGCAACAAATTACTCTTGTGACAATAGCTCATTCATATCGGTTGCAGCCTTCTTGCAAGCATCATCCATGCTTACCTTGTTGCTCCATGCCTCTACCAAATTTGATGTGTTTTTATTTTCCCAAACCACAGTTGCTCTTGAATGTGGTCTGAATACAAGTTCACTGTCATTAAGCATTGTTAAATATGCCTGAAGGTTGAACTTATCCGTGCTGTTCTTCCAAATATCTGAAACACCCTCGTATGCCGCCATTGTGACACCAAGCTGTGCCTGCTTTTCCTGATTTTCCTTGGTTGAGAACCACTCTATAAGCTTCCATGCAGCTTCAGGATTCTTTGTCTTTGCATTAGCTGCCCAACCGAGTCCGTTGTAAAGACTTACTCTCTTACCTGTAGTTGCATCCTTCGGAAGCACTGCAACATCACAATTCTCAGCTATATATTCATTATCCTTAAACGGTGCAACCATCCATGAACCCTGTGGCAACATAGCAATCTTACCTGACTGTAAAAGTACATCAGTACCTGTCTCAGACATTACGGTAGCATCAGGCATAGCGTCTTTTCTAAGCTTGTCCACATACTCCATTGCCTTTAAAGTATTCGGGTCGTCCATTCCCGACTTCTTCATATCGTCTGAAATAACTTTTCCGCCCATTGAATATACTATATTGTACCAGCCGTCCTGATTGTTTGAAGGATTCATAGCTGTACCGAACTGACTTCCGTCAGGCTTTGTAAGCTTTACTGCAGCATTGTAATAATCATCCCATGTCCATGTGTCGTCCGGATATGCAAGACCTGCCTCATCAAACATCTTTTTATTGTACCAAAGTGCTATTGTATCCACGTCCTTAGGTATTGCATATGTCTTTCCGTCATATTCATATATGCTCTTGATCTCCTTCGGGAACTTATCCATCTCAAGCTTATCACTTGATTTTATCTTGTCTGTAAGATCCATAAGGATTCCGTTTTCCATGTACTTTTGTGATTCATTTGAGTGCATCCAGAAAACATCCGGCATATCTCCGCCTGAAGCACCTGCCTCAAGCAATGTCCAGTACTGATCCCATGTTATTACCTGAAGATCTACCTGATATCCTGTTGCTTTAGTAAAATCATCAATAATCTGCTGAAGTCCAGGCTTCTGACCGTTGTCCCATATAGCAACAGTAATCTTTCCGCCGTCACCGCTCTTTGCTCCGTCTGCAGCTGCCGAAGTATCTGTAGTACTCTTTGAGCCGCCACCGCAAGCTGCCAATGATAATACCATCATTTATGACAATGCTAAACTAAGTATTCTCCTCTTAACCATATTTAAGTCCTCCCTTGAAATTACTTTCATATAATAATGTATTTTTGCCGGTGTATCATTTCAAAATGTTATATAAATTTGTTAATATGTAATCTCCTTTAAAAAAGTAGTTGTTATTTATTTGTCATTTTTTGGAATAGTAAGTACTGAAATACCTCTATATATAAGGTTTTATAAGCTTTTAAATGTCTTATATATTGCTGTTTGTATAAGATGAAAAGTAATCAAAGCTGTTTTTCAGTCCATATTAAAAGATAAAATATCAAGCTTTATAAAATTTTAAATTTTTAATAATTGCATTTAAATCCGATACAAAATACAATATTCATGTAAAATTTTCCGTACTAATTATGGAGGACTATGAACAGCGTAAGTTTTAAGCTATTTAACGACAGAACATTTTCAGACTGCTTTTTAAATTTTGTGGGACATGAGCAGTGTGAGCCCGGGCACAGTTTCGGACCTGCTATCAGACCGTGCTATATTATACATTTTATATTAAGCGGCAAGGGAAAGTTTTTCTGTGACAATGTGGAATATAATTTAGGAGCAAATCAGGCCTTTTTGATAGAGCCGACCGCTATGACTTTTTATCAGGCAGACTTTGAAGACCCTTGGCATTATCTATGGATCGGCTTTAAAGGTGACAAGGTTCCTGAGATTTTGGAAAGGATGGGAATTAACTATAAAAATCCGATACTTTCCGTTAAACAGGATAATCTTATCTCAATCACTGAGAATATACTCTCCACAGACTCAAGCGGACTTAAAGAAGAGTTGAAAAGGCAATCTTTACTTTTTCAATTTTTAAGTTCAATCTGTCCGAATACAATGTATTCAGAGAGCATCAGCCAATCAACCGAACTGAAAAATAACAGTTACTTGGTAAGAGCGATAGAATTTATACAAAATAACTTCTATCACCCGATAGGTGTAAGTGACGTATCATCTCACCTCGGCATCAGCAGAAACTATCTGTTTACATTATTTAAAAACAGTATGGGACATTCACCTTCAGAATATCTGACCTACTGTAAACTTAACAGAGCCTGTCACTTACTGGACGACTCTGCTCTTTCTGTGGAGAATGTAGCCTTTTCATGTGGTTACGAATCTCTTTCCGTTTTTTCAAAGGCTTTCAAGCATAAGTACGGACTTACACCATCCGCCTATAGAAAGCTGAAATATGAAAACGATACTATGTCCGATCTTGAATTCAACAGATTTATAAAGAGAATGGACAAAAAAAAAAAAAAAAGCTCAAATCCCTTTGGAGGATTTGAGCTAAACAGAAATGCCGCAGACCGGAATCGAACCGGTACGGGTATTTCTACCCACGGGATTTTAAGTCCCCTCTTTTTTGCATTAAATAGCTCGCAAATACTTAGTTTCTTCCTATTATACTAGACTTTCATTAGACATCATAGTAAAAGCAAAATTTTTGGCAAGGGGATCAAACCTCTTGCCTTTTCTTTTACTCTATAACTTCATACTTGCTCAGATCGGGCGCATCTGTATCTAGCTCTTTTACATATCTTCCCTCATCATCTACAAAAAAGTACAGCTTTTCGCTTGCATCCTCTATATATCCATTTCTTGCCATAAGACCTGACTGGGTAAGATAGTAAGACTTGCCGTCAACATCCACCCACTGCTCACTAAGCATAGCTCCGTCGGCAGGATTCATATAATACCAATCATCCCCCTGCTTGAACCAGCCCTTAATCATAAAGCCTTTTTGGTCAAAGACGTACCAACGACCATTTATGTATGCCCACCTGCCTGCAATAATACTCTGTGGTGTATCTGCGTACCACCACTGTCCGTCTTTGTCTACGTTCCAACCAAGCGGATACTCCACCTGTGCAGGTCCGCTCTTTTCTGCTTTTCTGCCGTCCTGCAATGCTATAGCTGTGTGGTGGAACTCATACAGCAAGATATCGCCTCTTCTCAAGTACTCATCAGATAACAAGTACTTAGGGGCTGATAAGAGTTCAAATTCTCCCGTCCTAAGTAGTGCCGCTGCCTCATTGCCTGTGTAGATGTCACCCGACACTCTTATACCTGCTGCATTTACACATACTGATACAAGAGCACTACAATCAGTCTCACACGGTGTTTTCACATCTTCAATCTTCCACCCGTTGGCCTTTGCAAGGTTATATAGAGTGGTTCTCTGATTTTGGTCATATCCGATATAGTCATTTCTGCAGGCTTTTTCCATAGCTACAGCTATCTTCTCTGCCTTTTTTGAGTCCTTGCACCTCAAGACCTTGTTCCAAGGCCTGCTATACCATTCCCTAATCACGACTTCTTTGCCGTCCTGATCTCCCGCTATACCACCACTGTACTTCATTCTTTCGTCTCTGCTTGCCTGTCCAATTTTAATCATATACCTTTATCCTTTCTTGCACTAAGAAGAGAGCCGAAGCCCTCCCTTTTATTCCTCCACTTCAGGCAAGCCTGCAACGCTTGTGAGTAGTGATAAAAGTCCTGCCACTACGGAAGCACTTGCGACTACCTTCCAGTCAACTGTACTAATTATTGTACTTGTTCCCACCGTGGCCACAGCTGTCTGTGCCATTGTCTTAAGCGCTCTTATTGCTGCTGCCTTTGCCCATCTTTCAACATAACTATTATTCATTTCTATGTCCTTTCTTAATCTCTTCAAATTGATTTCTTGCTTCCGACCTTATAAAGTCATGTGCCTCATCAATATAATGATTCTTAATGCTGTACTTTTCACAGTGAATATAATACTTAGATATTACGTCAAGGATATATTCAAATTGCTTTTCGGAATAAATTCGGCCAAGCTTTAGATTTTCTGCAAAGTTTATTATTTCATTCCTCATGCTTACAGCTTGTTGCTCTTTGTCCTGCTTGTCATAAGCATTAAACCTTGACTCCATATCCGCCTTTATATCCTCTATAGACTGCGAATTCTTTTGTGTAGCAAGCTCTATGCTATCAAGCTTCTTATATACCCCACGATTGATAATGCCGCCTATGTACTTAAAAATGGTGGTCCATGGATTGATTTTTATAGGAGCGATTTCCACAACCACGCTTAGTATTGTTAAAAAAGGGGTGATAGTATGTATCACCCTGCTAACATCTGATAAATCCTGAAAAAACACTGCGTTTACTCCTCCGAATGTGTCGCATTTGAAGGTGTAGCATGATGCTCCTGAGTGCTACCCTCAATATCTTCCCAAACTCCTAAATCAATAGCGACCTGTTTAACATAAGGCTTTAATCGCTTAGGTACATCTGAATAAGTGCACTTTCCATCCAAAATCAACTGTACATAAAACAATGCTAAATTTTTAAACTTCATATCTTTGTTTCTCCTTTCATCAAAAACAAAACAAATTAAATATCCTAACAAAATGTATAGCCTTGTATATAGCCATTGCATTATTGTTCACCATCACTCATAACAAGACTTGTAAGCTCCATGACAGTTTTCTCAAGCATGTCGATAGCCTTTGCTTGCTTCTCTAACTCCTCTGCACTTACCATACCTGTTGCATGGGTGACAGCAGTATGCTCTGTCTTGCTCGTGTCTATGCTGTCTATGATATGATTGTCGGGTATTTCAAAAGTACCAATCTTTATGCTTTTGATATCCGACTGCTCTGATACCACTGCCAGTACATCTCCGTTGTCTTTGTATATGACTGTGTATTTCATTGAAGCCTCCTTTCTAATTCAAAAAGTCAATTCTAGTTACCTGTAAGCTACCATATAAAGAATCTCTGTCTCGATTATCAACATCAGCATAGGCGTGAAATCCTAAAAAAGCATGCTCGTTTATATCGCCAACGTCAATATACGAAACTTGAGTCTGATCGGTCATAAAAATTTCTTTTCTATACATGCTAAATCCATCAATTGGTGACGAACCAGAATGAAATATCCCTCTTTGTACACTCGACGCCAATGCTACAAATGCTTTAAAATTGAAATATGCCCCATTCTTTATTGTCCCGTTAAATTTCCAATAAATAGCTATTCTATTAAAAGGGGCTAAGTTTACAGATTGTGACATAACACAGCCTATTCGTCTTCCCCTAATTGATGGAGCAGATGTAGATAAAGCTAAATTGATTCCGCCACCATATATACCTGTATATCCATACCCATCAGTTAGTTTAAGCGGGTAGTAATCTCTTCCTATATGAAAATCTTTATTAGCCACCCCTGATAGTAAGGTTCCATCAAAGGTGGCACCGTTAAAAACCGTTCGGCCGCTTGAATAATCTGGCATGGTTCCTGCGAATCTGACTCCATTTTTGCTCGTTGCCGTGAAGCCTCGCATAACCTTGTCGGGAGTCGTATCACCTAAGTTAACCGCGTCTATACAAACATGTGGATGTCCATCTGGGCGGGTATAATAGGCGTTCCCGTGTGGAAAATCTACATAAAATACAGGGTTGCTGGGATTTGTCCAGCCGTCAAGGCCAAAACTAGTAGATTTATTTGTTCTATAATTGCTCTCTGCTGTATCGACCGTTTTTATCTGCCCCTGCTTTCCAAGTACATTTAGAGAATTCAACATCTTACTTGCGTCAAGTCCAATAGCGTTGGCAAGCGTGTCATACGGCACTATCGCCGCCGGCTTGTAATTACCATCTTTTGGATAGAACCCTTCCTCAAACCTCACGTGAACCTTATTTTCCCATGTCGCATTTACCACTTCCGATGCTGCATTCCAAGCACCGTAGGTGTGTATATTCCCTCGTACCCCCGCTACCTGTAAATTATCTAGCATTTTATTAGCATCAAGATGTATTACGTTTGCTAAGACAGCGTAAGGTATAGTTACATAGGGCTTCCATTGGTCTACTTGCGAATAAAAACCCTCCTCCATTCTTGCTACAAATTTGCTTTCCCAATAAGCGTCTACAAATTCTACTGTATCCATGCCGTTTCCACGATTGACCATAGTGCCCTGTACAGGTTCGTCGTTGCTGTCGCTTGTCAGTGCTGTATATCCCTGAAGGACGTGTTCTCTTCTTGCAGTAACATCATCAGATGTTATGCCTCCACCGCTTTTATTTATTAAACATATTGCCACTATTACACCCCCTTAAGGCCTATCCAAAAGCTTACAGACGGCTTTTTATTAAAGCATTTAACTCTTATTTTGCCGTTTAGAGTTTCTACAAAATCTACCATTGCAAAGGCTTTGTTCATTGCCTTTACAGCATCCGCTGACTCATTTCCGGATAAGTAAAGCCCCACAGTAGGTGCATCTGCAGATGTTATACCTTGTACATCTATCTCTTGCACATAAGGCGCTGTATTGCTCCATTTACTTACATCTACAAGCACCTGCCTTAGTCCCTGCAACGCATTTATCGCAGAGTTTGTCGCATTGATGTCGTTTGCTCCGAACAAGTCTCCTTGCACAGTGTAATGAGTACTGTCTACAATCTCATACTTGCCGTCACCGCCCTGTGTCAATGTGTACTTCCTATTGCCTTCAAACACATCATCTTTATAATTTGTTTTTAGTGCCATCTTACCTCCTGTTTCCTATACTCTTTCTGCATAAAGAAAAAGACAGCCTTTGCTGTCCACTTAAAGTGCTCTCGTACATATCTCCTACGTCCTTGAGTATTTTCTCTATATCATTAGCCTGATAAATACTGTCGTAAGTAATCCGTGCCGGTGTTTGGGGCGTTGATATCTTAGTATAATAAGCTTCTCTTACCTTCTTGATATTCTCCAGTAGTCTTCCCATTTCTGACTCTGTTCTGAAGTCTTCCATAGCCCATACTTTTGTGCTTATACTTACACCGAAAATGTCTGCTAAATGCTTACAAGCCTCTTCAACTCTATTCAAGTCTGTGTAAGCTATGTAAGCTTTATCAGTATCGTTTATCAAGTCGTCTACCGTTCTGTCAAAGATTAAAGTATTCAGTACATTACTCATTCTATCACCGCCTCTGCTGTAATCTCATTCCTGCTGAACTTAAAATCAAGCTTAGTAATTATTCCTTGCCTTTTGCCCTTAAAGGTATCCAGTTCGACCAAATCGCCAAGCTCGTGATTATCTACTACAAGCCTGCAGGATATGCTTTCGTTCTTCATACAATCGTCATAGCATCTATCAAGAACCTCCTTCATATTCTCCTTAGTCACAAGTGTAGCCTCTTTAATCTCAGCAACATTTTTATTGTGCGTTATTCTCTCATTATCCTTGCTTACGCTAAATGTGTTATGGATATACTTCTTTCCGGATAACACTACTTGAGTACCCGATCCGCTTATATATGCATAATTATCGTCCTGTTCTGTGATACTTCCACCCTGTATAACCAAAGAGTGCATAGGCTCGCTAAATTCTATTTTTGTACTATCTACTAAGTAACCTTTGAAAAGCTCCATGGCTTCATCGCCTTTAATATATTCGTGTACAGTAAGCTTTACTCCTGTAATTACATCACTGTGAGAAAAGGACAACTTAGTAAACAGTTCCTCCTGCCTTATCTGCATTATATCTGTAGTCCGCATAGGATACAGGTATAAATTTTTGTCATAGCTTATATCCACTATGGCACCTATGGCAAAGGCCAACTGCTGCAATGCAGTCCTCTTTGAACAAATAGGTAAGTATCCGCTTATAAGCTTATTTTCAAGTGCGGTATCTATAAAGTACGGTATATCTTCGCCTTGCATTATTAATCTCAAAAGCTCTTTTGCCTTTATTTGATTGTACACTCCACCCATAAATTCAGTACCGTCAAGTAAGCCAATAGCATCATGTGTTTCCATTGAATAGACCGTACTACTCAGTTGTTTTCCGTCTTTTAAGTAGAATATTCCAAGAATAGCCTCATCAAAATATAGAGTTTGCTTTTGCTTTTTCTGAAACTCAAAGTCGTATCCCATTTTATCCCTTACAGAGTACTCCATAGTGTTTACGGATATCTCTTTTGACGTCCCATCTATTTCTGCCAGGCAATCTATACTTTCAATCTCATCGTCCTTAAAAATCCTTATAAGCCCCCAAGTAATCTCTGTAAGAAAAGCATTTCTAAAAGGCTTATTCGTTTCAAGGAATGTTATGACAACTCGGTTATAGAAATCTACAACACCATAGAAAAAGTATTTATAGCTATCCGGATTATATTCCTGTTCCTTTAGCAAAGTATTATCTGAATACCATTTTATATTTACCTTACTACAGTAGTCTTCACTATAGTTGTTAAACTCAAGGCTTATACCTACACTTGAGAAGTTTTTCGTAAATCTAAAATCCAATGTAGGTGGATTTGCAAATCTTCCTGAACTGTCAGATACGCTTCTGCTTACATACCCCATATGCTCAAACGTATCAGGATTAGGTGTATTTATGTAGTGCCCGTCAAGCTTAGAGTATCTAGGCAAACACATAGCATAATTTGGATACTCAACTACCTCTTTCAGATTTTCAAGCACTACAAAATCATTTTTATCTGATGAACTTATAGAGCTGTCCTCTTTCGCTCCCAGTGCTATGTCATCATATACTATCTTCAATCCCCCGGCATTTGACATCCTCTGATTTCTGATAGCTGACAGCCATATATATCTATGAGGCTTGCTTGTCTGTAGAAATTCAATCTTTACAGTATCAAAAAGCTTTACCTTAGCAGCACAAAAATATTCGGATAATATAGGACTGTATTCTGCAGTCTTTACGATTGCGTCGTCCTTAAACCAACTTATTTTTACCTTCTTAGCATAGTCTCCAGATAAAAGATTAAATTTAAGCTGTATACCGTTGCTTGTTTTCAATCTGTCGTATTTAACTGTAATTGTTGGTATATCAGCAAAATTGCAATCGTGATCCGATAGACTGCTGCTAATATATCCACCAAGTCCGTATGGTATATTGTCAGGAGCATTCACATAGTCTCCATTCAATTTAGAGTATCCGGGCAAACAATATGCAAATCCCTGCATAGAATTTTCAGTACCGAACAAAGTATCAAGAGTGGAATATTCCTGTTGGTTGTTCGTCTCTGTCTGTATATCCCATCTCATTATCTTCTCCTTTGTGGCTCCATTGCTATAAAGTTTATTGACAGCCCATCACCTAAGCCCCAGTAGTTTTTATTATTCCTTATCGCAAGGTCGTCTTCACCTTGAGTTACATATGCTTTAAAAGTCATAGTTTCATTTCCATATGGTACTGTTATATCATGACTGGCAAATGACGGATTAGATATAGCATCATAAAACTGATTGTATGATGCCATGTCCAAACCCTTAGGAGCAACCTTCATTGTGTAGTTGTAAAATGTACCGATAATATCTCTGTGCATAGCGTAATCGGTAGTACGGCCTGAGTTTTCTGTGTCTGTTACAGCAAACTTTCTTTTAAGTTCGAGAACATTTACATTGTATTCTCTGCCGTCCATTCTAAATATATTAGCCATTAGTTACCTCCTACCAGTACAAGACTTACTCCCTTTCTTTTTGCCTCTTTATCAAGCTCAGGCTTTAAAAGCCTTGCAAGTGCTCCAAGACTACTGTCAAACTTTATTACAATCTGAGAAGGCTCTGCGCTTCCATTGCTTGCTTGCATTTTATCCACCAGCATTCCGAGTACATCGTCTCTATTCTCATAACTTGCCTTTAATGTATCCGCATATCCTGTTCCGGTTGGAGTTATTTTGCCCTTAGCAACATTCGGTATATAAGAAGACGCATTAGGAATATTTAAGCCTACAGGCACGCCGATATCCACTCCGTCAAATACATCTGTAACACTACTCAACCACTTTTCTGCTTCACTCACAGATGTCTTTGCTGTATCCGCGATACCTTCGTTAAATCCTTTTACAACATATTCAGCTATTGTGTGAAATTCCCTTGAAGGAGAGTGTATCTTCAGTACGTTTTCTGCCGCTTCTACAGCTTCTCTTGCCCACTTTTTAATAGCTGATTTAGCAAGATGCGCAAAATCCGATATACCCTTTTCAAATCCCTCGTTCACACGTTTAGCCATATTATAGAAGGACTTGTATAGTCCTCCGCTTCCATCTGCATTGCTATCTCCCCAAAACCATTCTACTACATGTTTAGACCATGTTTTCATAGAGCTTTGTGATGCATTGTGTCCCTGTTCTATCTTTGTTTTAAATGCGTTTATTATATCCGTTGCAAACTTAGTCCACGATTTTGTATTTACGCCTTTCGCTTCGCTATCGTCAACAAACCACTTTCTTACATTTAAAGCCCAAGTTTCTGTAGGTGATTGAGTATCTATATGTGAAGCCTGTATCTTAGTCTTAAACGCGGTAATTACATCCAGTGCAAACTTATTCCAAGACTCTTTGTTTATTCCTTTAGCAGTTCCGGAACTCACAAACCATAGCCTTATGCCGTTTACCCAAGTTTCTATAGCGCTTTGAGTTGACTTATAGTTAATCGTCACTCCTTGATTGAAGCCTGTGACTGTTCCTGTTGCCCATCTTTGAGCCTCCGTTGAGTTGCCGCTACTTATGCCCAGCTTAGATGCAAACCAATCTCCCACTCCTTTTGCCCATGACTGTACAATTGACTGTGTTGTTGTCTGCTTTTTAGATACACCCTGATTAAATCCTTCTACAGTGTATCCGCCGACATCCTGCATTACTGTAGACGGGCTATGTATTCCAAGCAGTCCTTTTACTCCGTTTACAAACGGGTCTGTTATATTCTGCTTTATAAAATTTATAGGGGCTGCAAAGGCGCTCTTTATGCCCTTGCAAAATCCCTCCCAAACATATGTTGCCAGTTCTTCCATTACTTTTGAAGGACTGTGAATACCGAAACCGTTCTTAAATCCCTCAATAAACGGCTTTATCATGTTTGTGTAAACCCATGTAGCTATGCCCACTACTGCGTCTTTAATACCCTTTAGAAATCCAAGTACTACATTACCGCCGCAGTCTTCTATTTCTTTACCGAAGAAGTCCTTTGCTTTATTAAATCCCCGTATTATCAAGTCCGCCACAATCCTTGCAAGCATTCCAAAAATCGCGCCAGCTGCGGAATAGAAAAGCGTAAAAAGTCTGCTTGCTATACCTAACCAGTCAATAGATGTAAGCATTGTTTCTATACCTACAGCAAGCTTGCTCCAGTCGGTTTTTTGGACAATCTTTATAAGAGTATCAAGTATACCTGTTACAAATAAGCTGAGTGACTCGGCTACGGTGCCGAACTCAAAATTTGTAAACAGTGTGGATAAACTTGTACCGATATGCTCACCGAGCGTACTCCACTCAAATTCATCTACAACTGTATAGAATGTATTGAATACACCGTTAAAGCTTTCAGCTACAAGTAAGCCTATATCCTCCCATGATATAGTGTCCATAGCGGTATTAAGACCCAAAGCCATATTGCTGCCGAGTTCAGACCACTCAAAACCTTCTACTGACCTAAGAAGCGTTCTTAAAACTCCGTTAAACCCTTCGGCTATTAAAAGCCCCAAGTTCTCCCAAGGTATGTGAGCAACCATATTGTTAAGGCTTGTTGAGATTGCATCGCCTATTTTATCCCATTCTACCTTCTCAACAAAACCTCTCATGCCCTCAATTCTAGCTTTAAAGTACTCTCCTATTGTAGATCCGAATAACTCCCAATCTACTGTATCAACTATTCCGTTAAGGCCGTCCGCAATAGCGCTTCCGAGAGCGTACCAGTCTATTTGCGTCAAAAGCAAATATAGCGTATGGGTAATAGTATTTACACCAGTTCCGATAAGTGCTCCTATAGCATGCCAATCTATGGTAGCTACAAGGCTGTTAAACATAGTGGTAAAAGCTGTTACAAATGCTGTTATCTGTCCGCCTATTCTATCCCAGCTTATAAAGTCGGTGAACTTAGCTACAGCGTCATTTATCTTCTCACCTATAAGTTTGCCTATTCCTGCAAAGTCACCGGCATTGAACATATCCTTCAGTTGCTTAGCAAAGTCACTTATACCTTTATTTATCTCGGCTGTCTCAAACATATTTGCAGGAGATATACCGCCTGCTCCGCTTCCACCGGCACCGCCGCCACCACCCGAGTTGTCTTTAGCTGCATCCAGCTGTATTTGAATTAAATCGTCAAAAGGCGCTAATGCTTTCTTGGCTTCCTGTCCTGCTTGTTTCGCCGCCTTGCCTGCTTGCTTTGCTGCGCCTCCTGTACCTTTTAAGCTTTTCGCGTAATCCTGATTTACTTTCTTTGCCTTTATAAATGTTGTCTTTCCGCCTAACGCTGAAAAGAACTGATTTACATAGCTTAAGGCTGTTGCAATCATACTTATAAGTGTATTCAATGCAGGAGCTACTACACTTAAGATAGGAGCAAATGCAGCCGCAAAGCTGTTCTTTAGATAGAACATTGACGACATTAGACTTGAAAGAGTTGCATTTGCTTCACTTGAGTACTGTACAAGGTTCTGAAATCCTTCCTTTACGCCTTGAATAACGGCACGCATAGCCATACGGATTAAAAGCATTTTAAACATATTCGACAGCTTAAGTATGCTTTTACTTACTCCATTTGAAGCATTGCTCATTTTTCTTGAGTCCGAAACAAAGCTTCTTATCTTTGATGCCATACTTGCGCCTATAGACTTAGCAAATTTAATCGCAGACCTTGTCGCACTGCTAAAAGCTGACTGAGCAATAGACGCAAATTTTTGAAGCGGTGCGCTTATGGTTTTTTCCTTTGCCCCCGCTTCCGCAAGTCTTTGTCGGTAAACATCCAACTGACTTGTAAGTTGCTGTATTCTGTTCGCTCTATCGGTATATGCTGCACTGTCTGCCCCCGATGTGAAGGCTTCGCCGTCTGCCTCAAGCTGCTGCATTTCAGACCTGTACACTTCAAGCTGTCTTGTTACTTGATCTATATCATACTGGAGGTTTTTCCATCTGCTTGAATTGTGGCTAACTCCCATAGCATCAAGTTTTTCTTGTTTAGATATTAGTCCCTCAAGCTTACTGTTTGTTGCGTCTATTTGGTCTTGATACCACTTATATTCTTCAGTTGGTATCTGTGATTGACCAAGTTCTGCCATCTCTGCTGCAAGTCTTCGTATCTTAGCTTCAGTCTGTTCTATCTGATTGTTGAGCGCCGCCATTTTAGAATTGCCACTGAAGCTTCTTTGTATGCTGTTTCCCGCACTCTCCATGTCGGACTGAAGTGCTCTTGCAGCGCCTGAGAGCGTGCTTACACCTTGCTCAAATCCTGTAGTATCAACTCTGGTATCAAACCTTAAACTTCCATCACTTCCACCGCTTGCCATGTCGCACCCCCTCTCTAGCCTAACAACTTATTCCAATAGTCTATTTCCGCTTGCTCCTCTTCAGTGTATCTAATCTTTATCTCGCATATATTTTTATTGTGAGAATAAAAATCCTGCTCCCATTTCTCAAGTTTCTTACCTTTCAGTCTCTTTTGCCTTATAGATAGCACAGTTGAAAATGTTCCGCCCTCTATCTCCATAAAGTAGCCCATAAAGGTCCACCAGTGAAGGTATTTCTCTGCTCTTACCTCTTTATTAGCTACTTTATTTACCGCAGGGAAGATAATAGAAGCGTCTTGAGTCCAATCTATCATCTTTCTGCTTTCGACATCATTCTCATTCTTGCCACAATCGACAAACCACTTTGCCTGCTCTAGGGCCTCACCGATGCAATCCTTTGGAATATCGTCATATCCATCGCCAAATATCCTTTTTAATAAAATGTATAATCTATCTTTATTACTTAAGTCAGGGTCTTCACAGGCTTCCAAAAACACTAATATATTTCTAAAATCAGCATTTATCGGATATTCTTTTCCGCCGATCGTGAGCGTTGTCGGTAAGCATCCTATCATCTTGCTATGTCAATATACTTATCAACTTTTGCCTGACTCTTCTTTGCATACTTCTCAATAGCAGGCTTCATAATAGCAACCAATCCTTCAAGCACACCTTCAAATAAATACTTCTGTCCTACTATGCAAAGAGGTGACTGCCCATCAAAGATAGTGTCATACACATCCGCATTGAATACCTCATTAAAGGCCTTACGCATAGCAGAGGTGAAATCAGCTATATACGCGCCATCTTTTTCAAGTCCACTCTTTGAAGTGCCGTCAGGATTGAGCTCTACATCTTCAGGTACATTGTAATTTTCAAAGTCCTTCTGCATTTTAATGATTCTATTTATAATCTCCGGATCTGCAGGATTGAATCTGATTACTCTATCAGGATTATCATTGACGGTAAAGCTTTCTCTACCGTCATCAAAAGATAAATTCTTCATAAGCTTGCTTGCCTCCTATTAGTCTGCTGTAAATGTCTTTGATGTTAATACAAACTTACCCTTTACTCTGTTACCTGTGTAATGAATGTTAAAAGGTATCTGATAGCCTGTAGTATCACCGCCGTAGCTTGAAATCTCAATAATTGCATCTTCCTTGTATGCAACATATGTTCCCGGAGTCCCGCTATCCTCATCCCAAAGATGTACCTCTACAACATCTGTGGTAAGGTCGTCAAGAGTCTGACGCTCATCTATGATAGCCTGCAACCTTGTAAATAATGGATCTCCTACCTCAGCATAATAAGGCTCTACAGATGCCTCAGGCTGGTATGTGGTAAGATTTACAGATGTTTCGCCGAGAATGTTACTCTTCTTCTCTGTATTGGCGTTCATCTCAATCTTATATTCCTCAAGGTCCTTACCTAATCTTGCATATGCTGCAGGAGTACCCGACTTATTTGTGTTTATAAAGTGCGCCATGAATTTACGCTTAATCTTTCCTGTTACTGCCATGTTTATTCCTCACTTTCCAATTTATACTCAGCGTAAATTTGTAATTGATACATTACGCCATCGTTTATAGTTTCTCCAACCAGACCCATGCTCATTGCATTGGCTGTTGTAGCTTTCAAAAATATTCCTTGCTTTTCCCCTCCGTCAACCTCAAAGGTTACAGGCTCCTCAGGTAAATGCTCTAACCAATACGATAATTCGTATAAAAAATTACTGTTGGCCAGTCTGTTATAATCTGTAAAAGATTGGCCGACAGCATATAAAACAAAATTATGCTTTCGTATCTGAGCGCCTTGTATGTCCTCTTTTATAAGGCTGTCGCCTGTACTTGATAGTCCGTAATTTGTGGGCTGAGGTTCTGTAAAATCTATATGAACATCATCACCGGCAAGGAATTCCGATATCTTAGGGTAAGCCGTCAGCTTTTCCCTCATAAAGTCTATGATTGTCATGTACTGCTCCTATCTATCAATGCTTGCGTAGCCTTGAGTATATCCTCTTTGTGGTCTGCTTTCATCCTGTCAAAGAACTTCTTTCCTCTCATAGGTGCACCAAAGAACTGCAGTTCTCTAACGGGGCTGGACATAACCTTAGTAACTCCCTTTCTTGACCTCCACTCGCCTGCATATGGTCCTGTCTTTATTTTAAAACCTGCAGTCTTAAATATAGGGTCTACATACACAATACCTTCATGCAGATAATGTGCATACGGTCCGGGTATATCTATCTGTCCACTTCCTACCACTGTAGCCATAGTCATCATATGTTCAAGTTCTCCGCTTTGTCTTCTTGGCATGTAATCACCCATATATCTCATTACCTCAGTATCCACGAAAGACTGCACAGTATTCTTTAGTCCTAAGCCCTTATCACGCATTATTGTATCTGTTGGCTTTATATCTAAACTTCCATCAAACATAAATACCTACTTTCCTGTTAATTCATAGTGCTGTACTGACTTGCTTCCGTACAATCTTTCATCTACTGACACAAGTGTTAAAGCCCTATAATTTGTCTTAAGCTTTGCTATGCCTTCCGCAATGGTAGCTTGAGAAGTGGGATCGAACTCAAAATCAATAACACCTTTAACCATCAAGTCTTTGCCCTTTGTAAAGTTAATAGCTCCGTCAAGACTGCTAAGAGGCAACATAACCAGTGCCGTACAACTGCCCCTTTGCCCTGTCTTTAAGAATGTTGCATTGTCAACATCTTCCCAGTACACATTTCTAACTACCTGCCTTTTAAACTTCTCAAGTTTTCCTTCTTTTGTACATAAATACAGTGTGATATCCGAATTAGTAAACATATTACAGTCCCCTATAGCAAAGACCTGTATTACCCAGCCACTTAATCACGACATCATACTGCTTTGACTTAAAGGCATTTTCTCTATCGGCTTTGCTTGAAAAGCCGACGGAGTAAGAGCCTATTTTTTCAGATGTTTTATTGCCTGTATCCCTTGACTGTAATTCATTTTCAAATACAGCTTCAGCCAATTCACAGCAACAAAATTTTACATCTGCAGGGATATCCCCCACTCCTTCAAGCCTTCCAAATGTGTACAAGTCTATCAATTTGCTTGCGCTTCTCGCATAGTAATCAAATCCGGCACTAATGGTCGGATTCTTACCCTGCAAATATTCTTGTGCATAAAAGTTATAGTCCGCATATATTCCCATCAGTGCCATTCTCCTACTCCTTTGCTTTCTTTGCCTTTACTGCTTCTGCCTTCAAGGCTTCGTTCTCTGCCTTCAAAGCCTCGTTCTCTGCCTTAAGTGTCTCAATAATATCCTCGGTCTTTGCCTCTGTGCTTACGCCCATTCCAACTGCTCTCATGTAATGCTCCTTTCTTATGCCTTATGGCTCAAATAAATACCCGCAACCTTATTCTTGTAAGCATCTACAAGACCATACTTACGATACTTTGAGATGTAAGAATCGGCGTTCGGATTGTTCTCAGGTGCGATAATATCTGAAGCAATATGCTTATCAAACTTAATAATTGCCGGCTTATGTACAATCATAAAGTTGATATCCTTACCACTTGCAGCCTTCTTATAGTGGCCAAGCTCCTCGCCTGAACTCTTTCCATCAAGCAACTCTATAACTGTGTAAAATCTTGACTGTGGTACTGCCTTCTTTACCATAAATGTATCGAGTATCTCTCTTGACTTTGTTGTATCAAGCGACATAACGCTATTTAACAGAGTTGGAGTTGCGTACAAAATTCTGTTATCGAGTGGTACTTCATCCTCATCCATCTTATTCTTCGCCTCAATAAGCGCAGACAAGAAATCAGATGCATTTGCGTATGATGTCGGTGTTGCCTTTGAAATTCCTGTAAGACCCGCAAGAGTCGCAAATACAAATGCGTCAGCCTCAGGCGCTACCTTCTCTCTCTGAAGTGTTGCCCCTGCCATACCGAAAGCAATGTTAAATGTCTCCTGATCATCCATAGTATCAACGGATATCTTTGTACCTCTGTCATAGTTAAATGTTGCAGTCTTCCATACAACATTTACAGATCCGTTTGTGTATCCGCTGTTTCTGTCATAGTCGCCAAGTCCTGATACCTCAATCTGTGGGTACAAGATTTCCTTTGCATTTGCGCCCGCTCTCATCATTGACGCATCGCTTGTCAGATCTGCTGTGACAGACGCATTCTTGTAGACCTCATCAAGTAGGTCAGTATAATTCTTTGCTAATGTAATGTTATTTGCCATATTCTTTTATTCCTTTCTTATTTATCCGAGGTACTTAGCCCCATTGCAGCCCTTAGCGACATAGTATTTGCATCCATACCTGTACCACTTCCGCCTGTCGGTGCAGTAGGATTATGGATAGGCTCATCACTTCCGAAAAGGTATGAATTCTCCTTCTGACAAGCTTCTAAAGCTGTCTTAATATCTGTAGTTCTATCTTTGCTTGCTTTCAGGGAATCAACATCAAGCAATGCTCTAACAGCTTTGGCACTCTTTCCGCCTGCTGCATTGATAGCAGCTTCGAGAGTGGAATCAAACTGCATATCCGCAATCTTGCCTTCGTATTCAGCTTTTGATTCCTCATACTTCTTCTTGTAATCTTCAACCTGTGCTTTTACCTGATCGTAATCCTTAAAGCCCTCAATAGTCGTGTTAGCCTCCTGCAACTGTGCCTTTACCTGCTCAAGTTCTGCTTTTATCTGAGTTGCTTCACTCTTTGCAGCTTCGATATCATTGCCGTTTTCGGCCATAATACTGTCAATCTGCTCCTTTGTGAGTCCCATGTCTTCTAATGACTTTCTTTTCATGTCTGTTTCCTTTCTTCACTACACTTTTTACGAGTTCGCTCTCATGTGCTGACTGTTTTACGTCTAATCAACTGACAAAATTGTATTAAAAAAGCACCCTATTCAGGTGCTTCAAGTACTTCCTGTATCATTTTCAAATATTTTTTTGATAGTTTAGTATAATACCCACTGTTACCGCCATCAAGAACATAGATTCCAGGTGGATGTTTCTTTTCCGGAATTTCCTTTATGTCATTTATCCACTCTTTTTTTATTTCCTCAATCTTTTTTCTTTGCCTATTGGATATATTCTTCTCTGACATAACGCACTTTCCCTTCTCTATTTAGTATCTCAAATACCTCGTGCTGAATATCAAATTCAGGTGTAGGATCTGCTTCCGAAATTGCTTTTAGGTTATAGTCTGAATAAACTAATTTACCTATGTCTGATGTAATTTGAACAGAATAGGTGTACTTCGGATTAACCGCAAAAAGCTTTTGAACACCAGCATTATCCTTTAGAAAAACAAAATCGTCCTTTCCAAAAGATACAATGCCATTAGATACTGGATGATTGTGGGTAACGATTGCTCCATTTAAATCTATGCCTTTAAATGCCACACCTATTCCATCTCCTTTAGCATAGTACACTTCTCCAAATTTATCAATTATTACTGCTTCTTCTATATCAGAAAAACGTATCTGATCATTGTAATACTTTATTGCATCGTCAATCAACCCCATATCAATAGCACCTATATGGTGCAATTCGGAAATTTTTAAACCCTCGGAATTATCAGAACTACCTGCTCCCAGTTTTACTGTGGGTAATAATTCCCCAATTCTCAACCGTTCAAGCTGTTGCGGTAATCCCATAGCCTTAGAAAATTCCGCATACAAAGCCTTAACAGACTGCAATTTGCTTTGCTTTGCAATAAGTACGTCCTTATCTACTTCCGCACGGCCAAGCAATAATACATCCTGCTTTAGTTTTCTTATAGTCCTTTCAAGCTTTCTTTGATACTGTAAGGCATCATATACAGTGTAATCTTTGCCGTTGAACTCCTTAGGCGTATTCTCTTTTTTATTCTGTTCTTCAAGCCATTCATCTGTATACTTTCGCTTTGATATACCTTTAACAAATGGCCACTTGATGTGATAGCAGTTGATACCGGCAAAGCCTAATATATCGCCTTCACCACATATAGTAATCATTTCTTGCTTTGAATATACTTTACCTTGCCATGCTTGGTGGTTTTCAATGCCTATGCCCTTATTTCTCGCTCCAGGGTGCCAATCGACTTCAAAGTAATCTGTATCCAACTTCTTTGCGTTGCTCTCATTGATTTGATTAGTCATCTGCGCAACACCTGTCATAAGAGCACGCCTTGCAGCAACTTCTATGCGGTCTGTTTTACCTGAGGCGTAATTTACTACCCTAAGCCCGCTATTTGTCATTTCATCAATCACAGAGCCTATAGCCTGACTATATGTATATGCTCCGCTTGCTATACCTATAAGGCTTTTATCAAGACTCTTTGCAAAGTAGTCGGATAATGGAGTGAATGCAAGTTTACCATTCTGCATAATATTAAAACCCGTTGTCTTTGTTATATTCTCAAAGGGTTTTATATTGTCCTTCGTATGCTCTCTTGTGGCTTTTACTAATTGCTTAAGCCACTCGTTATCTTCATATGCTAAGTATTCCTTACCTACCTTACTAAAAAGGTTCTTATGCGTTATATAATCAGCTTCAACGGCCTTATCATATGTCTTATCTATGTCGATATTAGCCTGCTCAAGCTTTTCTTTTAACAGCTTCTTTATGCTTGAACTGCTGCGGTCTAATACAGTGAGTCTATCAAGCATATGTTCGCCTACAGGAGCAATCTCATAAGCCTTCTTAATTCGGTCTACTACTTCGCCCATTACCTCAAGCTCAAGCTTTGATATAGTTTTCTCAAGCGGCTTAGGAAGCTTCTCCATCTCCTGCGGTGTCATTTGATTACTCCTCAGTCAATACCGGTTCAGGCAAGTTTTTCTTTGCTTCTGATTCCGTCTCTCCATACCACTTACAGCGATACTCTAAGAGTGACATAACCCCCATAGCCACATCCTGCCTGTCCTGTTGCCTCTCTTCCTCCTCATCAACAAGTATACTGTCCTTGAATGTGCATACAAATTCGTATCCCGTCTTTGTAAGCCCGTTATAAAATGCCAGTGCATATACTAAATCCTCTAAGCAATCTTTCAAATTTGCTTGTATTGCTTTCACCCTGTTAAATTTGCGCTTCTTTGCTATCTTTGCCTCTGTGGCTGTCTTATCAACCTCATTGACATCCGACAAATCGCCATAAGATAAACAAGAGTTAAATTCTATTCTTCTAAGATATGCATTCAAACCGCTTATAATGTTACTATCTCTAAATTCAGGACTGTACTCTTGATATATGCCGTCGCCATTGCCCTTAGATAGGTTTAATGCCCTGTAAAGCCTTTCGGACAGTTTAGGCATCTTGTATGTTGTCTTGCCTTCTTTCCCTATTACCGGCACGGCTTGCAACGCGGTAATATCCACGTGCACAGCTCTCTCACCGCTTTCAAACTCCCAATCTAATCTTGCAAACTGTGTATCAGTCATCTTTATCAGATTTATGGAAGTGTCAAATGCAGATATTCCACACGGTGAGTTATCCACGGTATTCTTTATAGGGTTTCTATAATATCCAAAGTCGGGCTTTTCCACTCCGGTGTAAAACACATCTTCAGGAAGGTTTGCCCACTCTTCTATATCTGTCAATGCGATAGGCGAACCGATACTGTTTCCGTCTGAGGACTTATAAGCCTTATTCTGTATCCTCAGTGTTTTATCTTCGTTCCATTCGTGATACTCGAGTCTTATATAAAAAGTACTTTCGCCTACTCTCTTAACCTGTATAAATACAACACTTGTAAGCCTATCCTTTGCATTAAACGCAAGCGGTATAAATCTGTCAGCTTTTATATACTCAACCGCATCACCGCCTAAGGGTTTTATACAAAAAGAACCGAGACCGAGACCAAGCTGTAAGTTTTCATTCAGTGCCCTGATAGATTCCTGAAATATCGCATCTACCTGCTCATTTGATACACTGGCTTCCATCTCATTCAGGCACACATTAGCGAACTCTGTACAAATGCCTTGTTCTATCATCAAAGAACTTACTTTGTTATCAATCCAAGAGGCTTGGCCATTATACATAGCGTTCCACATTTCTATTTTGTTTATCATTGCTTGACTTATGGCTATATCCTGCCCTATCACCTGCTTTATAGTTTTTGAAGGAAACACTTTTTTAATCACCCCTCTTATTATTTCTATCAATCTGTTAAACATTTTACTGTCCTTTTTTCTTCCAGATTCGGTTAGTCGCATATCTTACAGCGTCTATACAGTGGTCATTGCCGTCAGGATATCCGCTTATAACATTATCCTCTTTATCCCTCTCATACTCATAATCTAAGAATTCCTGTGCTGCCTCCGGACATCTGATATTATCAATGACTATCTCTTTTAAAGACTGTAACCACTTATATGAGTATTCTCTACTGCCCGGACCTTTCTCTGCTGCTCTTGCAAGTAATCCATAAGCTTTATAATCACCTATAGATTTATTCTCTGCACTGTCGCAAGTGATAATGTCATTGCCTGTAATGCCCATCTCAATAAGTGTTTTCGCTGTCTGTTCGTTGCTCTGCTTGTTGCAAGTATATTCCTGCCAAATATATAGCTTATGTTGTGCAGGCTCATAATGAACACGCACAAAGGCAAATAGATCGGGATACCAACCCCAGTCAACGCCGTTTAGAATGTGGTCAAATTCTGCTATTTCATCATCTGTTATCTGCCTTATAACCACATTGTCAAATACTGAACCGCCTGCACCGTTGGCAACGCCCATATACTCATTCTCGTAAGCATCCGGATTAATCTCCTTCAAGAACTCTGCTTCTTCTAAGAACGGTTTGCCAAGCCACTTAGCCGGTACTTGTAAATAATTACTTTCTATCACTGTTCTTGACTCCTTTGGCACCTTAATATATTTATTAGCCCAGTTATTTGAAGTCTTAGGCGGGTTGAAAGACTTAAATATATAAGCTATATCACCGCCACGGATTACAGACTGCTCTATCTTTCTGACTGATTCAGGACCCGTAAACTGGTCTAACTCCTCAAACCATAAAATACCGATGTATCCGAACGGCACCTTTATAGATTTAATCTTACCCGGATCGTCTGCACCTCTAAAATATATCTTCTGTCCTGTGCTTTTCCTTGTAATCTCCATAGGGCTGACGGTCGCATGAAACTCTTCTGTAAGGTCTAGTGCATCTATAGCCCACATAATCTGTTGATATACAGAACCTCTAAGCGTATCTGCCACCTGTCGCATTACTACAGCGTGCATATTGTCGTTATGCATTATCAAGTCTATAACCTGCAATGACACGAAAGAGGACTTCGTTGAGCCTCTTCCGCCCGGAAATACATACTCTGTATAGTTATGTTCATGTATATCAAACAGTACAGGAGAGAACACCGGAGCAACCATATTTGCAGGTATTCCTGTATATTTTGTCCCTTGTATGTTTATGTCTTCAGGTTTTAACTTTTCAGTTTGTGCCTTCATCTGCTCAACTCTTGCCTTCTGCTCTTTAACATCTAAAGCAGTCTTATTTTGCCCCAATAAGTCTCTCACTTCTTTAAAAGCTGAGACAGAGTTCTTATTGCCTGGATCCGCCGCTATATCTATAAGTGATTTAATCATCATTTCGGATATATCGCCCGTAATCATCCCTTCAGCTATCTTTCGCAAGTCCGCTTTTTTTCTCCTAACAGCTGCAGATGCCTTCGCCCCTTTTTTTGCGATTTCCCTCTGCTCATCCTCTGCTAACTGATTGAACGGTATTAAGTTATCCTGCCCATTTGCCACTCACCTCACCTTCCCATCTGTCTATATTCGGCAACAAAAAAGAAGGCTCTCACCTTCATACTCTAAATTTATCTTGATACGACCCGATAGCCACTATATTGTCCTTATCCTTGTCTATCCAGTCAGGTACATTTCCGTAAAATATTATCTTTTTAGGCTTTAAACATTTCTGCATTTCAGTATACCCATCATAAAATAACTGTGTAGCCTTCTTGTTCTTCATACATCCGACACTTGATATTGCCACAGTACCGCCAATAGGCTCCCCATCAAAGCACCATTCATAGCTGTCGTGGTCGCTCCATGCTATGGTGGGTATAACTTTTATCCCTAAACTCTGCCAGTACGCCGCTAACCAATGCTTTCTATAGTGGTTATACATCTGTAATACTTTCGGATAATCAGTATACAGCGAAAAATCAGGACTTAGTACATACTTAAATTTCTTTAAAATATTTATGTATTTGTCCGGCTCTCTCCATACCCTAAAGAACTGATAGTCGTCAAGAAAGAAATGCAGTCCCGTACTTTCAAATTCACCTTTGTAGCTTTTAGCATAGTTGAATGATATCCAATTTTTAACGCTGTCATACCCGCAAGGCTCAATAGCCGGGATATCATACTTGCCGACTACATCAGGGTAGAACTTATGCAGATTTTCCATTGTCTTCCGTTCTTGCATAGCTATTATCTATTCCTTATATTCTTGTATTTATTGTTAAGTCTTCTAAATATCTCCCTGCTCTGACGAGATTGTATCCTCTCATAAGTGGTTGATGTAACGTATCTGTCTGTAGCTTCTCCAAAACCGTTTATAAACGTTTTCTTTTCTGCAGGCTCGCTTTTTGCCTGTTTAGACCTCGCTTCTGCATCTGCTTTATACGCTTTACTTAATTTTTGAACCACATCATCTCTCTTTGATTTTGTAGCGTAGTATTCTTTTCTTGCCTCGCTCGTCATTTGTCCGTCTTTATCTGTCTGCCTTACCAAGCTCGCCATCTTATCGCCTAGAGCTTTCTTTTGTGCCTCTAAGCTTTTTATAGAGCCCCCTGCACTTGCTCCGCCGCCAGCTCCAGCTCCGCCGCCTGCACTTGCTGAACCTCTTCCGCCCATATCGTAATCCTCTTTTATCCTTTCCATCTTCTACATAGCCGACCAAAATGCACTGTGCCTATTAACCCCTTTTCGTGATGCTCTTCCGCCCATAAATTCGGCCCATTTTTGGCTATTCTCCCTATTCCTTTTACTCTCAGCTTCCAATTGTTTAGAACTAATCTTCTCTACTGTCGCACCATTGGCCTTTGCATTGGCCACAAGCTCCTTCAATGTATGCCCGTGCATTTCATCCATCGTGTCATACCTTCCGTTATCCCATTGACTATGCTTATAGAGAACTCCGTTGTACTCCGTCAGTCTAACTTTTGTCTTACCGTCAGCACTGGTAATTAAAACCGTCTTTTCTCTGTTGTCACGTGTAGCCTTACCGTTACCACTGCCCCCTAATCCACTGGAGCCTCTTTCACCCATAAATATCTCCTTTTATCTTTTCCATGGTTATCCTCCCTTTGCATGCAAAAAAGACAGCCACGCTTGACCACACATGACTGTCTTAATTGAAAAATATAACTTAGAGGTTCATTACAACGATTTATCCTCAAACTGAGAGCGGTAAATGCCCAAACCGCTCTCATACCCTTAAAAGGAGGATCTTATGAAAAAGTATACTTGCTTTAAACTTTTCACGTATACACTATATCACGGATGTGGGAGGAACTAACAGGAACTATTGTAAATTTCTTCAAATTTTTTCAAGGCCTTCCCGTGTATCTTACGCACCCACCTAGATGATATATCTGTATTCTCTGCCACCTGCTCAAAGGTTAAGTTTGATACGTAATACATAGACAATACTGTCTTGTGTCTATCATTGGGTAGGCTATCTATAATCTGTGTAGCCTCTGCCTTCAAATCGACCAACCTGTCTATGTCGGCATTTATCTGTATTTCGAGCTCTGTAATCTTTATAACTGTGTTCTCTATTCCTCCGGATCCTCCACCCTGCACCCTCTCACTTAGGTTACTTGTAACCTTAGTAGCTAATGCTCTTATGCGCTCTTTTTCTAACAGCTTTGCATTTATAACATTATCTAAGGTTTTCAGCTGTTGTAAATACTCTTTTGCTGTCACTTACTCACCTCCTGTATTTTGCCTCTTCCCCGTCTTTTGCTCTCACCAATATCCAATTTGGAAAGCCTTTTGCATTATGCTCGTGTGGTAAGTATCCAGCTCCAACGATTTTTAGTCCAGTCTTATGTGTTTTTTCACATTGCTCCGCCTTACTCTTATCGTTATAGCTTGTTCCACACAGCTCACACGTGTACATTGTTTTTATCTTCATTTACTCACCATCCGCTCCAAACTTCCACAGTCTTTCGTAAGCTACTCCTTCCCCTTTCTCTGTCGGAGTATACCTCGCCCACTCTGCCAACTTATCGCCCGATAACTTATAACTGCCGTCATGGTAATGTATAAATCTATCACTCGAACTATCCACCACCATAAAACATCCACTCTTATATAGTATCTCTATACGCTCATCTCCGGATATAACTTCAACAGATATACTTGCCACATCTTTACCTTTTGTATCTATTTCTACAGCATTGTCTTTATAGTCATAAATATTAAATTTCATTTTCGAACTCCTTCCCAAGCACTATCACTATATCCTTAGCCTTCTTTTCACCTATGCCTTTTACACTTAAAAGAGCCTTTTTAATTTCTGCTATATCCATCCCCGGTACTGACTTTATTCCTTCAGCGTAGCCACTCTTGTAAATACTCTGTATGTATAAATTCATCTGATTGTGGTCCATCTTTTTGATATCCTGATATTGTTTTCTGTTTATCACTATATCTTTTTGTATTGCCATTTAAGCCTCCCATTTTTCACACGCCATTTCATCATCTACTTCAAATTCAGCCTCAATATCAACATCATCCAGCACACTATCGGCATTTAAACATACTCTTATTTTCCTCATACCTACCGCCTCACTTTAGCAACTCATCTAGCTCTTGATAGACTTTTAAAATTTTATCTTTGTAACATCTTGCCTTTTTTGTAAGTTCTTCTTTAATTGTACTAATCACTTTCTCCCTATATACTCCCATCAAAGGAATTTTAAAGTTTTCTTCTTTGTCAAGTGGTTTTATCAATATGTTGCAACACCAATATCGCTCAACAAACTCAAATGCCTCAGATATTTTTGCAAGTTCTTCTTCGCAAAGTTTTATTTCCTCTAAACAATCGCCTATCGCATCCACTTTTTGTTTTATCTCTTCTTTTCTCTTATTTTCCATCACTTTATCCCTCCTTGCTCTTCACCCTTAATAGCTATTTCTCCACCACATGCAGCGTATCCTATCAAATCCACCCAGCTGTCAATGCTCTCAAATGCACTGCCTTGTAGTCTTGCAATTTTGAAAAGACACATCATCACAGCCACATCGTATGATGTCACATATATTTTTCCGAGATACGCATTCCAAAGTGTTGCTATTCTTAAAAAATTGTCCTCTGGCTCTCCGTACTGCAGGTTTCTATCACTGCATACACATTTTTCTGCTTCTGCTAAAATCTCTTTTCTTGTCATTTTTTACACCTCGTTTCCCCAACAATCCCAACCGTCTCTTTCATTTCTTGCATATAGTTCGAGTCTGTTTGCTTGAGAATATAGACTCTCACGCCGATACCTCCAAGTACCTGAAGATATGTGCTATAACATCCACCGTCCAGCCGTTACCAAGCATCTTATATCTTTGATTATCTGATACAGATTTACCTTTTATTTCAGCTTCTGTGTAGCCATCAGGTAAAGTTTGCAGCCTTTCACACTCTATCGGAGTAAGCTTTCTTATATATCCTTCTATCAGTACCCCGTGCTTGTCCTGTGCGGTGAGTGTATAAAACTTATTGCCCTCAGAAAAACGCTGCCCATTTTGACGTTTTTCTACTCTGTCAGGAGTTATACAGCCAAACAGGTACAATCCTGTTTTCGCTCCTTTGCCACCAGCAGCGCCACACAAAGTTACGCTTTTGTCGTGTATATAGTATATGCGATTGCCCTGGCTGTCCGTATTAAAGTACCCAACCTTGCCCTTTTCAACCTCTTTTTCAATTATTTGCAAAGTTTTATCAAAGGGCTCAATATATCTGTTTAACTCTTCAAATTTGAAATTCTCATTCCAACTTGCATATTGCCTCGCTGTCATTGTGATAGCTTTTTCGCTATCTATACTTGAATAAACTTTATCAAGTTGAAACTGCCCATGGTCTTTCAACCATTCAGATTGCCTATCTGTCAACATATATTTAAAATCTGTATATTCATGTACTATATCTTTTAGCAATATACCTCTATCTAGTGGTTGCTCTACACCTTTTATATTTGTCCAATACAATCTTTTTCTATCCTGTGCGGATACTAAACTCGAATTTATAAGTATAGGCTCAACTTTTAAAAACCTGGTAATTACATCCCTGTACTCTTTTTTCATTCTGACATTTTCAAGTAAAAAAAACACCTTAGGATTTTGCTCTTTTATATGCTTTAAAATCTCGACATATTCAAAAAACAGTTTACTTCTCTCATCTTCAAAATTTAGTTGTTTACCTACAAAACTGAAGCCTTGGCAGGGACTTCCGCCAATCAGCAAATCTATACTACTCCAATCTATATCCCAATCTTTCCACTTTGTAACATCTCCTAATCTCACGATTGATTTTTTATAATTCTTTTCCGATATCGCTATAGCATACTTATCCACTTCGGAGCTGTAATACTTGTCGACTTTTATACCCGCTCTTTCAAGTGCCACCATGCCACAGCTAATACCATCAAATAAGCTTAATATATTCATCTTTTTCAGGAGCCGGATATCCCTTAGTGCCGGCAGGCTCGACTCCTTTCTAAATTATTTTATTTTCTCACCCTCAAAACTCCTGTATCCGCCTTTTACTCTTGCATCCAGTTCGTCCAGTAGTGCGATACCTATCGTGGCCACTACCGGATATTCTCCCTGTTCCGCAATATAATTTAATTCGTGAATACAAGTATCCCAATCCTTATCTGTCATTGTTTTTAATTTGCATTTCCATTTTTGAAACCACACATTGTAAATAACATTTAAAGCCTTGTTAAGTTTTGTGTCTGAAATTATATTGCCTGTCATAGCTCTATTATCCTGATGTATATCCCGACTTTTGAACCATAGAACTTTTCAGTTATCTCCGAAGCGACTTGCGCATCATCATTCCAAAAGCCACATTTAGTCATACAGTCTTTTAAAAGCTTAATCATATTATCGGTATCAGGCTTTGTAATTTTATACTCACCCTCTCTATGATCCCCTAAGGGATAGATCCATTTAGTAACGAGCTGTACAGCTCCGCTTATAGGTTTCTCTGTTACATACGGTAGGCATAAACCTGTTAATTTGCTTCTCCACACTTTCAGCTTCTCCGGTTCGTAAAAGAATGGTTTACCTTTTACAACATGAACCTGTTTTTCCTGATGTGTGATTGTCGGTATATCTTTCATGGGTAAAAAGAATTGTATCTCCATTGTTCACCTCTTTATTACTTTAAATTATAAAACTCTTTTTTTCTTCTCGCGCGTTAGTCGCTGTCTGCGTATCATCCGGAACTGGAACATGTGGGGCGGACCCCATAGCCCCCATGTCCAGTGAGGAATGTACGCACGACAGTGTGGACACAATATATATTTATATATATAATGTCCAGTTGTATGTCCACTGGACATGGACATAACTAAAATTGTATGTCCAGTTGTATGTCCAGTTTCATTTCTGGACATCATTTTTGTATGTCCAAATGTATGTCCACATTCCTTAAAATCTTTCCTTTTTCGTAAACATACCCTGCTTTTTTTAATTTATTTTTCAGTCGTGGTCTTTCTTTTCCTCTAAATTTGTCACCGCAAAAATCCTTTCTAATCACATCTTCACTCTTTCCAATTATTCCTGATAGCTCTTCTGCGGTAATACTTTCAACAGAATCATCAAATAATTCTTCTAGCGCATCTATGTAAACTTTATAAGTTTCTTCACCTTTTTCCTTTTGTGACTTCGCAAACTTCTCAGCAAAACTCTTTTTTTGCCAAGATGTTGCTTCTGCGTTGGTATTGATATCTGCAAGCACTCCGCTTTCATCAGCTTGGTGTATTGGATACTTAAACCAAAAATTCAAGGGTTTAAATGAAGGAAACTCTCTAAGTGTGCCTTCTATTCTCCATGCTGTAATATGTGACTGGTGTTCTTGCTCTTTTGCAATATATTCCATCATCTTAGTAGATTGATCAAAGTTAAGCTTTCCTGTTGCAAAATCCTGCATGGCTGAAGGACTCAACCTATCATCTTGGCCTACTTCTTCACTCCATCCCGGTAGATACTCATTCAAAGCTTTTTCTATTCCCCTAATCCTTGCTTTGCCATTCTCAGCTTTCTTTATATCGTCTGTAAGTTCAAGCTCTATAAGGTCTAGCAGTGCGTCAGGATCTCTTGCGAAAACTCCTGAGCCTGAAGCTCTGTCCATAGACCTTTTACCACCCTGCGCGCCTTTTGAATGGTGGTGGCAATAAATAACCGCCGAATGTAACTCTGTACATATCTTGTCAAACTGATTACAAAACTTAGCCATCTGGTCTGCGCTGTTTTCATCACCTGTAATAACCTTGTATATAGGATCTAATATTATAGCCGTATATCCTTTTTTCTCTGACCTTCTAATAAGCTTAGGTGCAAGCATATCCATAGGAACGGCCTTTCCTCTTAAATTCCAAATATCTATGTTTCTTAGATTATCCGGCTTGTACCCTAAATCCTTATATACATCTGCAAAACGATGTAAGCAAGATGCTCTGTCAAGCTCCAAGTTTATGTATAGCACTTTACCCTTAGCACATTGGAAGCCCAGCCATTTCTTACCTTCTGCAATAGCAATAGTAAGCTCAATGAGTGCAAAAGACTTACCCGCTTTACTTGGTCCTGCAAGCAACATCTTGTGACCTTGCCTAAGCACATTATCTATTAGGCAGTCCGCTAACGGTGGTATATCATCCCAAAGATTAGTCAGTTCTTCAGGATCCGGCAGATCGTCATTCACACCCTCTATCCATTCATACCATTCACTCCAATTACTTTTACCTATATTTGTAGCAATCAAAAATTGCTTGTGTTCGCCTCTTCTTATTCCGGGCATTCTTGATAATCTGGAAGGGTTTTTATTTTGAGTATCAACCTTTAATCCGTTCTTTTCACACACCTTGTAAAGATATTCCACACGCTTCTTATATTCCTGATAGTCTTGTGCTTCTACCTTTACTATTGCATGTACTGATTTCTTCCCTGAGTAGACCATACAAGCTATAGGAAGCTCCAACTCACGCATAATTGCGTTCTGCTTGCCTAGAGATACTGTATCAGACTCTACTAACGCATAGCGGTAATCTGTCACATTGTCATTTTTGATTCCGTTTCCATCCAGTGGGTTGAATCTAATCCATGCGCCTGCCTCAGGGTTGCTGTCTCCAAACACCGAACTTATATCTTTGTATTTTCTAAGCTCTTCTATAAGTTGGCCTGCTGTTCTATCCCAGTTGCCTTTTTTAGGGCTTAGTTTATCTTCGTTGTTATAAACTTCAGTTACATACCCCACGTTCTCTGTACTTTGGAATAGTGTCTGTAAATAAGTAATCAGCTCATGTACCGGATTCCATGTATTGTCATCAGGTTCTTCTATTTCTCTTTCCTCAAGCCAAGTACTGTCTACTATAGTTAAATCATCCTTTACGATAGTATCATCCCATGAGAGAGCATAACTTGTTTCGGTATTTTTTTGTGGAGGCACAAAACCACCTCTTTTAGCGTATTCATATATAGTTCCACCTGTTACCAGCGAACCACCTGAACTAGTAAAAGTGCCCCATTTACGGAAACATTCGCCTGACTTATATCTTGTATCGTTTCTGCTCCAAGAATCCCAGTCAGATGCTGTATAGCCCTCTTCTTTTAGTGCCATACCCACATTTACCCATTCCTGATAATCCAGCATGGACGGATTAATGTATTTAAGTAATTCTGTTAAGTCATAGCCTTGCATTCATATATCCTCCTAAAACATATCCGGCAAAGAAGGATTATATGTCTTGGGATTAACTCCTTGTGGCACCTTCCAACCATTACCTGCTATACGATCAATTAGCTTTCTTGCACTGTCAAAATCCCATGTACCAACATGTTGAAATCCTTTACCTTCTAAAAACCTTATTTGTTTTGGTGTTGTAAGTCCTGCAACTCTTCTCATATCAAGCCTGTCTAATAACTTCTTTGCTTTACCCGCATTTTCTATTTCATCAGGACATATGCCAAGTTTTTCAAGTGTACTAATTTGCTTTTGAGATGCCGGCGCTGCTTCCCATCCAAATGTAGGAACATATCCGGCAAGATCTTCTGCTTGTATAGACATTTCAAATTGCAACGGATCTACTAATCTCTTCTTACGGCGCTTCATTTCCTCAAGCTGTTTAGCCAAAGCTTCTTCTCTTTGTGCTACAACATCCTCTGATGCAGTCCTTTCTGCTTCTTCAAGGTCTATTGCAACGCCTGCTTTATCTTCAAGATTCTTAGTTAATTTCTTTGCAACCTCAGTATCTTCACATATTAAATTGGCAGGGTGGCAAAGCTCATGTCTCTCAGTGTGCCAAAGAAAATCTATTAATAATAATTCTTCCTTGCCTGGATATAATCGTGTTCCACGTCCTACCATCTGGCTATACAAAGCCCTTACTTTTGTAGGCCTAAGTACTATTACACAGTCAACAGACGGGCAATCCCAACCTTCTGTAAGAAGCATAGAATTACAAAGTACATTATATTTACCTTTATCAAAGTCTCTTAATACTTCTTCCCTGTCTTCACTATTTCCATTTACTTCTGATGCGTGAAAGCCTTTACTATTTAATATCTCTGTGAACTTTTGAGAAGTCTTTACAAGGGGAAGAAATACCACTGTTTTTCTATCTTTACAGTATTGAATCATTTCATTTGCTATCTGCTCCAAATATGGATCCAGAGCGTTACCGACTTCTCCGCTTGAAAAATCTCCCGACTGCATACCTACTTGAGATATATCTATACTAAGCGGTACGGTAAGAGCTTTAATCGGTGTTAAATATCCCTCTTTAATAGCCTTTGGAAGTGTGTATTCATATGCTAAGGTTTCAAAATACTCTCCAAGGTTTCTCATATCTCCTCTATCAGGAGTTGCAGTCACTCCCAGTACCATAGATTTTTCAAAGTATCGAAGTACTTTTTGATATCCTGCAGATATACAATGATGCGCTTCATCAACTATGATTACCGGAAAGTGTTCTTGATCAAATTTATTTAATCTGCTTTCGCGTTGCATAGTCTGTATAGAGCCTGTAGTAATCATGTACCAACTACCAACACTGGTTTCTTCCGCCTTTTCCACCGAACATATAAGACCTGTAGCTTTTTGTATCTTATCCGCCGCTTGCTGTAAAAGTTCGCTACGATGCGCAAGAATAAGTACACGATTTCCTTTTCTAACCATATCCTCCGCAATCTTTGCAAATACTATTGTTTTTCCACACCCCGTAGGGAGTACCAGGAGAGTTCTCTTGGTTCCATTTATCCAAGTATCCTCAACCGCTCTCCTAGCCTCTTCCTGATAGGGCCTTAATGCTATTTTGTTGTCCATTAAAACTGACCTGCGGTAAACTCTTTCTTCTCAGGTACTAAGTACTTTTCTACACGATTATTCTTCTTCAAGTTACCATTCTTGTCTTTGTATTCATTTATAACTAAACTAAGTCTTCCCTGAGACCCGGGCACTTTAGCCCAATTCATTGTAAAAGGCTCACCTTTTTTCTTTTGACCAATCGCAATAAAGAACTGAGACAGCTTCCATTCAGCTTTTGTATTAAGGTACAATGTGTCAAATACTTTGGCTTCTTTTCCGTCAGCCTTTTTTACAACGATAGTTAAATCAGCCTGAGGACATGGTGACATCTTTTCAGATCCTCCAAAATGCCCTTTACCTAACGATTCGACAACAAAGTTATATTCACCTGCAGGTAGTAGTTCATACTCACTCTCTAAATTAATTTCATCATCCCAACTTAAAGCCTTATCCATTGTGTTATCCATATCTTTTTTACCTTTCTTTAATTAAACGCAACTGCTTGATTCTTTTTAATTTCTTTTATTATTTCAAATACTTGAGGCCATGCGGCAACAAGTACACCTTCAACAAAAGCCGGATCCATATCCTGTATAAGAGTTCCCTCCGGGTAGTATCCTTTACCCATTACTGCTGTTTGGATTTCCCATTCTCCAACATCATTCTTTTCCATCAAATCACGTAAAGCCTTAGGAATGCGCTCAGGATCTGAAAAATACTTAGATACTTCATTGCTTTGCGGTGCTTCTCCCGCCTTGCTTTTGTCGCTTTGAAGTTCCTCCATATCCGGAGTATTTGTAATTTCTGTCTCCTGCTGTTTTTCTTGTTTCTTTTGCTCGTTCTTATAATCAATAAAGTCCATCTGTGACGACTCAGGCATATATTGCTCAACCTTTTTAGCTGTACCACTTAAAGAGTGCTCTATTACAGCCTTTATTGATTCGTATTCCATTGGCAACTCTTCAGGTAGATTGTCCCTGTTTTTTGCATCCCAGCAAGGGTGATGTGAGGTATACATGATACGCCTTCCGCCCTGAGCTTTGTTTGTTCCTTTTTGCACTCCTTTATTATCTACATTCACAACAATAGTCTTATAGTTGCAAAAGAGAACCATATCTGCCCACTCTTTCACGAGTGGTGAACACTGCTTAGAGAGTTTTAACTCCCAACGATCATATGCCCCCATTTCGTCCGGTTGCTCAAATTTACGCATCATAGCATGTGCAGTAAGCACTACATTAATACCTTTATCGACTGCATCAGAGAGTAGATTTAACATCTTCCCAAAGCTTTCTTTTAAATAGGTATATCCTTTTCCATATCCAAAGTCCTCTATACCATTTACATTCCTTTCGGCACAGATAGCTTCAGCACAAAGCTTTTCTGCCCAGTCAACTGTATCTACTATCAACGTCTTGCATATAGAGTTATCTTTTATAACCTCTTTTATTTCTTCCAAGAGCATTGTAAAGCTTGTAGGAGCAGGAAATCTTGCAACATCCATTCTTCCTGTAGATCCTTCTGTATCAATAAATACAGGCTCAGGGAACATAGATGCCAATGTTGATTTACCAATGCCCTCAGGTCCGTAAATAACTACCTTTGTAGCCTTCTGAATTTTCCCTCTAATAATTTCCATTAGAATACCCCTTCTTTCCACTCTTTTTGTTTTGCTCCTGGTTTTTCTTCCGAACCTTTAGCGTAACCGTCTTCAATGATTATTTTGCATTCTTCTCCTGTGCTCACTCGTGTAGCTATAACCTGTAAATCTTCTTTTTCAAGCCACTCACTGAACTCTTTTAAAGTGATCATATCCATCTGTTCAAGCTTATCCATAAGCACAAAACCACAATCAGGTTTTAGTTTTCTCACTATTGCTGTAGCCACTTTCAGCCTGTCAGATCCCGACATGTTATCCCACTGCTGGCCTTTATATAAAAGCTTTCCATCATCTACTGTAAGTTCCGGCAATGGAAGATTTGCATTATTCAATAACTCTGTCTTTTGCTTTCTAACCTCATTTAGCTTGACTGTAAGGCTATCATATTGAACCTGATATTCTCTTGCATCATCTTCCGCCTTATCCTTATCCAGGTTTATTCTAACCTTACGGTTAATCTCTTCTATATCTGCAAGGCTCTTTTCAAGCTCTTCTGTGGATTCATCCTGCAATTCGTTTGCTGTTTTCATTGCAATTACTTCGTCTTTTACAGCATTTTCATAAGCTTTTTTTCTCTCATCAAGTCTTTCCTGTAATGATTTGATTTGCTCTTCAAGTCTTTGTGTTTCATCAAAAATTCTATTCTTTTCAATTGTGATTTCTGATAACCTGTCACGCTTCTTTTGATTTTCGCCATTCCTTGCAAGTATCTCCTGCTGTTTCTGAATTAATTCTGAAGCACTTATCAAATCCTTTGGAGCATCAGGAAAATACTCTTGCTCTTTAGCAAATTTTGCCTTCTGGTCTGCTATCCTGCCGATTGCAAGTCGCTCATTGTATATTTCTTTTTCTTGTAACTCTAATTCTTTTAGCTGACTTCCAACACCGATTATATTAAGCAAAGTATTTGCTTTTTCAGTGTCACTTGCTTCCATAAACTTTGGTAAGTCCAAAGCAAGCTTCTCAACAAAAGAGTCTAATAATTGCTGGCCTGCCTTCTGGCCTTTCGGATCAGTAACCTTTAAGTCCGAATTCTTTCCTTTTCTCTCTACCACTAGACCGTTGCTAAGAACTACATGTAAGTGAGGTGGAGTTACTGAACCGTCTCTTTCTGCCTTTGAAGGCTTGTATGCTGCACCACCTAATGCCCAGGCTATAGAATCAAGCACACTGGTTTTACCCTGATTGTTATTGCCACCTACTATAGTTAATCCACTTTTTGACGGTTCAAGCTTCACGGCCTTAACTCTCTTTACATTCTCTATTTCAAGCTTATTTATTTTTATTGACATTTTTCCTCCTCAATTTCCAAATGTTCATAAGCGAACAAGATCATCTTTGACACGACTTCCTTCTCGTTCAAATTTGTTTTCATTGTCACATCATCAATAATTCCCTTTGCTTCAGCTGTAATGCGACATCTATAATAATTATCATTAGAAGGATATTTTTGCTTCTTAAATACTAACTTCTCCACGCTATTCTCCTTCTCTATTAAAAAATTGCTATCGCTAATATAGCCAAATCCAGTACTATAAGCCCTATCACTCCGCCCCAAAATGCCTTCTCAATGCCGTCAAGAGCGTACTCCAGCTCTTCTATTCTTTCCTTTAAAGCCTGCACTTGCTTACTGTGCCTACCCTCAAGTGTTTCTATTCTTCTTTCAATTCTTTTGTCGGACCACACATCCGGCACAACTATGCTATTTTCTTTTAAATTAGACATTTAAATCCTCCTTTACTGAGAAGCTTTCTTCCCAGATCCTTATCTTCTAATAATTCTTTCAATGTTTTCTTTTCAAGAGCCTTGCTCAAAGCAGGACTACAGAGTATCGCTCCTAAAGCACTGTCCATAAGTATCTGACCAATTGTGGCCGACATAACATGCTCAACTCTTTTTGTCCTGATAGACCTCTTCTTTTTCTTGCCGTGAACGACTTCCTCTCGCTCTTCTACTACCTTTAATTCGCACCAGTTGTGGTACTTCTTTTTAACAGTAACCTCACAAATTACATCAGTAGGCACGGCGTTTTCTTTTATAAAAAGCTCGCACTTCATCATAAACTTATCGCCCGGCTGTATTGCCTTGTGAATTTCTTCGTATCTCAAAGCGGGCTTAGGACCGTCAACCATGTGTATAATTGTATTATTGTGATGCACTATCATATGCGCTTCCTCGCCTGTGCCAGTGCCTCTTCTTCCGTGATGTAGAAGTAAAGGTCTGTGGAACTTACCTTGAATCGGTCTACTTCAAAATTTTCATCAGTTGATGTTTCCCCTAGACGAAGTTTAAAATCTCTGTTTTTTAGCTTTACGCTATCAGGGCACTCATCGTCTTCCAGTGATTCTCCGATTGGAGTTATGCCATTGATATACAAGCAATTGGCTCTGCATCTTCTTGTAGTACCTGAATTTCTTAAAGCAGCCCAAGGTAGCATTATTTCAACAAGATATTCATTTCCCTCTTCATCTTCTCCTATCGTCCACGCTGTAAAGCTTCCTGTATTAGGACACACCGGATAAATACCGACTGTATTATCAAATTCAGCTGTAATGATGTTTGTATCCTGAAGGTTTGCCTCGGTTAAATTCGCCTGAACAAAACTTGCACCGTCCAGATCGGCACCCTCAAAGCTTGCTTCTGTCAAATTAGCAGACAAGAACAATGCATCTTTGCAGTTAGTGTTATTAAAGTTAGCACCCCATGCATTCACGCATGAAAAGTCTGTGTTTTTCAAATTTGCACCTTCAAAATTTGTACTGACAAGAACTGCATCTATAAAGCAAGCTCCCTCAAGGTCTGCGCCTGCAAAGTTTGCTCCGGTCAAGTTTTGCCCTTTAAAGTTCCATCCCCTCAGGTCCATATTTGCAAAATTTTTGTTTAAAGCCTCTTTTAAATCCTTTTTCATTTATCCTACCTCTCTTATTATCTTCCACCCTGCACCTTTTGCAGGCCTTCTCCTCAGACTTGCAAACTCTGCTGTCTGCAACTTTATCCTCTTTGCTATCCACTTATCAAAACCCGCTGTATCAAATATTATTGTTGAATTCGGTTTTGACGGATCCACCTTTGTAGCAAAGTTCTGTTTCGGGTCTCTATAAGCTTCCATAAGTAAAGGTTGCGGAAAACCTAAACTTTTAAGCTCTGACATTTTCATAATTTGTTTCGGATACTCCATATTTTTCTCCTAATCTATCGCGTACTTATCCCAAGTACTCTCATCAAAGAAATCTTTGCCCATAAAAGACATTTTTCTATATATCTCGTTGGGACTATGCGGTACTCTGAGTGCTGCACTTTTAGCGTCTCCACCGTTCTCCATTATTTCTTTGACAGCTTTCAGCTCCTCTTTTGTCCAAGGTAAGGTTCTTGATGTATAATTCTTCCAAGCTTCCTTATCGTATAAATCCGCTCCCATAGAGATTATCTTTGCGGAAACTGATACGCTTTTACGATTTAATGTCTCCGCAATTTTTACAATCTTAGTGCCTGCAGCCTTAAGCTCTGAGAGTGTGGCTATTTCTTCTAAAGTCCAGCCCCTTCGCGGTGAGTAATCATTTTCTTCTTTCATAACTTCTTCTATCACTGGATAATTATCCTATCCTTAATCTCTCTTTCTGTTTCTTTAAGCATTGCATTTAAAATCGCAAGAGGTACTTTATGTTTCTTGATTACCTCTATCAACTTTTCAATGCATGGCTCGGTATCAAATGAGCCTCCATCCTTTGTTAAATACTTCATATTTTCTCCTATTTACTTTCCCTCTAATCTCTCCTAAACTATCCTCACAGGCTCTGCCAAGCCGAGTAAATGAAAGGAGAGTATGAATATGCAACCTAATAAAGATGGTGATAAGTTGCTTTGTATCGCCTATAAATCATTTCTTGAAAGAAGAAAACAAGGGTTTTCAAAATCGGATGCAGCCTTTTTTGAAGACGGCTACTTTTCTTCAGATACTTATCTAAGCAAATGGAATGAAGACGATATAGACGATACACTTAATCAACTTCGTAAAGAAGGTATGGTTAAGTGTGATATAATCGGCAACTTCTCAATAACTGAAGAAGGCCTTGGTTACATGGAAAGCCGTTTTAAGGATAGGCTTGATAGCATTATTGATTACATATCTAAACTCACGCAGATAATCAAATAGTGATTCATTGTAATTTTTACGATTTTTACGGAAAATCGAACCGTAGGTGTATACAGTCAATTCGTCGTCTGTATACACTTCTACGATCAAACCTCCACCATCCCAAAACATTACGATTGTTTCCGGTCTTACATCCTTATCGTTTATCCTTACTACTTTTTCTTTTTTATTGATTTCAATATTTGTTAGTTTTACTATTTTTATAAAATCACCTCCATATTTTTATCAATCTATTTACACTTATATAAAATTCTCCTACTATACTCTTGTAGGTGTGCCAGCACCTAAATAATTTGAAAGGAGAACTTATATGCCTATAAGTAAAGATCCCTATTCACAGTTTCGAGAAAGCATTGAAACTTTCAAGAATGCTATTGGCAAGGAATTTCAATATAATATGAGCTGTTCCATTCAGCCGGCAGTAAAGGCAATGAGAAATTCTTTTGTTGAACTTAATCAGGAATTATCAAGACTCTACCCAATTTCTGAAACTAACAAATTTCAACAATCCCTCCTCTCGTGTTTTTCTACTATAAACACTGAGATTGCCGAACAATTTAATGCTGACCTGAAGCAACTAAATCTTCATTTTTCTGAGGTTTTAAAGTGTGTCAAAATTGAAAGTAATAATGTTTACATCCCAAACCCTTTGCCTTTAGATAGTCAGATTAAAGCTCACCAATCAGAGATTGTGGTTTATTCCGAAAAGCCTGCAATTAAAGTCAATTTAAGTGATATAATTGCCATCATCGCTATTTTGGTGGCCATATCAATTGCGATTACAAATCACATATCTGATGAAAAAGCACTCAATACCATAATTGAACACATAGATAATATTTCTAATAGTTCAGATCCTGTTCAAGAAGTTCCTTCACCTTCTCAAGGTACATCTTTGCCTCAGGATTAATCTCGGGATTGCTTAAATCCCTTAACACTTCAACATATGTCTCTTTGGCTATTCCCTTAGCAATGTTCACATCGTTACGACTAAGTCGGCTAATCATGAATATGGTTGCTATTTGCCCGATTGCCAAAGAGGCATAGCCTAAAACACTTAGTTTTATAAAATCACCTCCTTTTTCTTTGTTTAGTTTTCTAAACTTTTATGTGAAAAAAAATAGTCTTCGATTAAGTCTGTACTGACTTCCAAATAATACATTGCCATTTTCATCTCATTTTGTGACCATTCAGCTTTATTATTGAGCTTAAGGTTCAATGTTGACTCTCTCATACCCATCTCTTTAGCGAATGCAGCCTGAGTTTTGTACTTTTCTTTGATTTTCCCCATAAGCTTGCTGTAGTCATAGTCCATTTGTATCGCCTCCTTTTGTTTAGTTTTCTAAATTATAACCTTAATACATTTTCTTGTCAATGAAAATTTTTACTTTTCTAAAAAAAATATTTACATAACTAAAAAATATGCTATAATGCATTATATAAGGAGGAACACAAATGGACGAGCGAACAAAAAGATTAAGAAAAGCCGTTGAGAACTCCGGTTACAGCCAAACTCAACTCTGTGAAATCACAGGTATAAATAAGGGAGCATTAAGCTCATACTTATCAGGAAGATATTACCCGAAGCAGCAAGCAATAGAAAAGCTTTCGGAGGCTTTGAATGTGCCAATTTTTTGGCTAATGGGGTATGATACTGAGAGTGACAGCGATTCTCAAGAAGAGGACTCTTATTACATAGATAAAGAAGCAAGGGAACTCGCCCAATTTCTTTACGAAAACCCAAAATACAAGATATTATTCGACGCTGCGAAAGATGTATCAGCGGACGACTTAGAAATGGTTAAAACGATTATAGATAAATTTAAAAAATAGGGGATATATGGGAAAACGCAAATTGACTAATGATAACTGCAGATACATTTATCTTCCCGGACTACCGCCAAAAATAAAAGGTTTCGTCATGGAAGATGAGGGATACTATACAGTAGTATTAAACCCTACACTATCTGCGGATACTAATGCAAAGACAAGAAGACACGAGATTAAACACATATTAAGAGACGACTTTAACAAGGACAGCTGTGACAGGGCCGAGAAGGAAGTTAGAGGATTGTAAATCATAATCTTAACAGGAAACTGTTGGATATAAAGTTATGAACTATTTGTGAACTTTTATATTTAAATATTGATTTTTACCTGTTTTATGGTATCATAAAAATACCAAAAGCCTTATTCGTTAAGGATACGGTCCTATTAAGGAGAAAAGAACCTTATTTGTTAAGGTATGAGCAGGTATGTCATTTGTGGCATACCTAATTTTTTTATTCAGGAGTTTTCCATGAAATATGACATATACGGCGTTTATTTAGTTAATTTTAAACTTAATACTGGCGGAGAACTATCCGGCAAGCATTATGCTGTAGTTCTCTCAACTATGCACAGGGATTATAAAACGTTTTTAGTAGCTCCTATCACAAGCAAAAAACCCGGTAAGAAGTATAGGAACGGAATCACTATAGACTGTCTCAAATACCAACAAAATCCGACCAATGACAGGGCTTTCATTATGATTGATAAAATAAGAGAAGTCTCAAAATTTAGAGTTTACGGTGATAAACTATATGATCTAGATTCTGATGATATAGCAAAGTTAAAAGAATCAATGCTTAGAGTTTTTAATTTACAATAATACTGGCTACTGTTTAAATCCAAACTGGTCGAATTCGACTTGTTTCCAAAATGGAAAATACTCAACAAGGCAACTTGTCAAAAAAATTGACAAGTTCAACTATTTCAAAAAATGAAAATGTTCAACTACCAAGTATTTCTCGGTGGTTCAAAATAAAAAAGCCACCAGGTACGCTAATACCAAGTGGCACGCATATACATTGTATAGCTGTTACGCTTACAGTATACGCCTTCGACAAGCTATATTGTACCACTGTAACAGCTGTTTGACAATGGCTGTTATTTTTATACCCAAATAGGAGGTACATATGGCAAAAGCTAAATATTCTAAGAGCAAAGACGGTTATTTCCGTGCGAAGGTATGGGACGGCACTTACAATCCTGACGGATCTAAGCACAGAATCAACCTTACATCTAAGAAGTCCAGCGCGGATCTGGAGCGTAAAGTAAATGAATTTAATTTAAAAGTTCAAAATGTAGAGTTTACTCCACAATCGAACGATACTTTTTACGATTATGCCCTCATATGGCTTGATGCATTTAAGACTACAAAAGAGCTTGCGACTTACAAGATGTATGAAACTATAATCAATAAATACTTTTCCGATTTCAGAATTATAAAAGTTCAGAGCATTACAAGGCATCACATACAAAACTTACTCAATGATAACGCTGACAAGCCTAGAACTTGTCAAAAGATTGCTTTAACCTTTAAGCAAATCATTAAGTCGGCAATAAAGGATTCTATTCTTACTCAAGGCTCCTATCTTATACTTTGTGACGGCCTGCTACTGCCTAAGTATAAGGCTAAAGAACGCCGACCGCTTACAAAAGCTGAAGTATCGGCTATAAAGAATGCCTGCTTCACCGATACAGAAAAATGCCTTGTATACATACTCTATTCTTGCGGTCTAAGACGTGAAGAAGTGTTGGCATTGACTGTATCAGACATAGACTTGGAGGGCTCTAATTTAAGCGTAAATAAGGCTTTAGCGTTTGATGGTAATAAATCATACATCAAAGGTACAAAGAGCCACAGAGGCAATCGCAGTGTTCCTCTCACGCCTGATTTAAAAGAATTCCTACAAGGATACTTAAAGGGCTGTAAGTACTATCTCTTTGAAAGAGAAGACGGCACTCCATATAAGTTACACCAATACAAAGATATGTGGAAGTCTATCAGAGCAAAGATTGAAGCATTAGATCCGACATCTGAGGGACTGACAGCACACATATTCAGACATAACTATTGTACTCGTCTTTGCTACCAGGTACCTACCCTATCCACTAAGATGATTGCAAAGCTTTTGGGGGATTCAGAAAAAATGGTATTAGATATTTATAGCCACATTTTGGAAGAGAAAGAGGATGCTCAAACGGCTGTTTCAAATGAGTTTTCACTGTAATTTTCTTAGACATTTCATTAGACATTTATTAGACATCTTAATTTTTAAGGCCATTTTTAGACTGATATTAGACATTTAAAAGTGTACGAAATCATATACTCTTAAGGGCAATTAAAAAGGCTTAAACCCTTACAAATCAAGGATTTAAGCCATATTTCAAACTGCCGCAGACCGGAATCGAACCGGTACGGGTATTTCTA